TGGGTACAGCTTGTATGCTACTTCGTCGTTCAGCGGAATGTCGATGTTTGTTTCAACATCTTCAAAAATTGTGTCTGTTATGTCTATTCCAATAAATGTCATTATAATTACCTTTACATTTGTTCTACACCTGTCTGTGCTTCTTCTCGTTCCTTATATATTTTGTTTACGAACTTGATAATCTTTCCTCTTTGTTCTGGACTCATGCCCCATACTTCATTCCATGTAACACCTTTCATGTGAAATGCAACTTCCATACATTGGTGTTCGATGCCGTCAGTTTCTTCACGGAGGATGTCCAAATAGTCCTTAATCTCCTCCGCTGGAGCATGGCTCAAGAACCCTAAGAAAAATTTACAGGATTGAACTCTATCGCTGCCTCCCATTTATGACCACAGTTTGTACAAAGTGCATCTGTAGTTCGCTGAATGCCAATCTTATTCACTTCTGCGATCTTATTTTCAATCTGGTCAACATCGTCTTTAGTGATGTTCTTCAAGAACTCACCGATATGAGCATCGTTTGTTACTTCCTGTACATCCCCACCTTCATTAGTGAACGTAATTTTATCAATAGCATCATTAACCAGTTCAAAGTTAAGCTTTGTTAGCTTATTAAATGTGGCAGCAAATGCTTTAATCCTACGTTCATCTGACAAGCTTGGATCAGACATTATACGTTCTACGTGTGCTCCTTCGAACGCAGTCTTCTGCCTTTTTAGTAGTGCTGAGAATGTTCCTGGTTTTACAAATACAGTAAGATCACCACCTTGCAATACAACCTCATATGTATCATCCAATATTTCTGTCGAACTAATAAGCGTAAGTAAATTCAATGAGTATGTATTTTCTGTCTTACACTCTGGACATTTAACCACCATATCAGCATTGTCGCCATATGATGCGTGTCTAACACCAATCATAAGAGCATCAATATCACAACTGAGTAACTTTCGTGGCTTTTTTATAGCAGGAACACAACTTTTTAATACATCCACAATTGCTGCACCAGACAATAATGCATCTGGATTCTTGAACTGCATTTCGTCAGCGGCAGTCATTGGAAAAATAGGAACTTCTCCATCATCATTTAGTTCAACTACTCCGTCGTCATAAAACGTGCCGCGTGATGGCAGCTTAACTGATGAACGTTCTACTCTGTAGAATTGTTTTAGTGGATTTTCATTTGTTGTCATTCTCGTTTGCCCTCTGCATTAAACACATATATAATTTGGTGATAAATAATGGTATAGCTGTTATTCCAATTATAACAGTATTTATCTACAAAATAATATGGGGTTTTAAAAAAAGGTGGTAGACCAAGACGTAAGAATATCTGAAGTTGAATTAGACCACGATTCTATGTGGGCGAGAGATTCGACCCTTGAAAAACTCCTAGTTTATATGGAAAAGATCGCTGATCTGTCTGAAAGTCAAAAGAAAGAATTAGAAGACGGCTTTGCAGACATGGCGAAAACAGGCAAAGTCACCACTGACAATCTAAAGAAACAAGCAACGAAAGGTGGTGGTGCTGGTGGCAACAACTTATTTGCTGACGCAACCAGCGGACTCGCTAACTTTAGTGGTGGAGTAGTTGACGCAGCCGATGATTTAGATGATCTTGGATCAGGCCCACTGAAGAAATTTGGTAAAGGCTTGGTCGGTATGACTAAGAAGATGGGAGCTATGGGCGTTGTTGCTGGTGCAATAATGAACCAAATTGGCGCAGCCATAGCTACTATTAAAGACACAGTTGATGCAATGCGTCAACTGAACTCAGTTGGTGTCACCATTGAAGGTGACTTTATGGCGTTTCAGGAGCATCTACAAACGTCCAATATGACAATTGAGCAGTTATCAGAAATAACTGGTCAATATGCAAGAACAGTAAGTAATGTTGGTATAAAATCACTAGTAGACATGACTGCTGCGGCAGAACAATCTGGATTTGCATTTAAAGATTACGGTTTATTGCTATCTGAAGCAACAGACTTTCAAGCACAAATGCTAGAATCCCAACGATTGGGTGGTCTATTTAGAATGCAAGATGAGCGCGCACAATCACTAGCATTAGCTGATAATGTTAAGACATTGACAGCATATTCCAAGATATTGAATGTTTCTCGCGAAGATATGTTGAAGAACACGTTGGAACTAAAGTCTCGCGCAGATGTTCAATGTAGATTTAACTCTATGGACGATGAATCACGAAGGGCTGCTAACGCAAGCTTTGACCAGTTCAGCTATATCATGCAAGCACTAGGCCCAGAAGCATCTGGTCTTACTGATATGATAACAACAATGATTGCTGATCCCGCAGCAGTCAACAGTGAAGCATTCAAGCAACTTGCTGCTGCATCACCTGAAGTGTCAGAAGCTATGTTGGACTTGAGGGCAAAAATTGAAGCTGGTGAAGAAATTACACAAGCAGATATTATCGAAAGATTGCTTGGGCCGCTGGATGCAGCTTCCAAATCTGGTCAGTTAGATATGCTATCCATGAACGATGCTATTGGTGAAACAGTTAACTTATTGGGTGGCCCCGTGTTAAACGCTTTGAGAAACTGGGATCAGCGCATAGCAGATGTTGGTGCAGCTACTCCTGCAGAAGCAATAGAAGAACTAGCCAATAAAACCAATGCAAGTGTAAAGAAAGCAACAGAAGCGCAGCAAGCATTGGACGAATTCGCAGCCACAGTCAAGAATGCTAGGGTCAAAGTGTTTGAGAACTTGCTTGGTGAAGAAGCTTCAAATATACTTGATACTGCAATTGGTGGACTTCGTAAAGCTTCAAACATGGTCGATGAATTGGGTGGATATGATTATAGAGGTGCGCTTGAATCAATGGTAGAAACGTTCCAATTATACATTGTTGAGCCATTTAGAACCAGTGTATCATGGATTACTGACCAAGTTGAGAACATGAAAGTAAAATTTGGTGAATTTTTCACCTGGTTAAAAGACATTCCTGCTCGTATATGGAATGCAATGGCAGCAGTATTGCCTATTGATCCAGTTGAATTGCCTAGTTCAGCGGCAGCGAATGCGCCTGCATTTCCAAAAGGATATCAAATCTCTGATGTTCAGCAAGCAACACAAACAGTTCAAGGTAGACAATCGTTATTGGATCAAGCGACAGCAAGTGGCGCATCTGATATGACCATAGAAATGCACGAACGTTCAGTCATTGCCGCTGAAAGACTACTAGCTGAAATCATCAAATTCCGCACAGAGAGCAGAGATAAAGAGTAACCCATTCCTCGATTCATATGAAAATCTACGAGTTGTTGATAAATACACATAACAACAATAGAGTAGATATACAATATGTGGACAAAACACTTTAAGCCAGTAAATTCAGTACTACCAAAGCAAGTAAGCTCAGGAAACGCAGGCTCAGCATCATCATTGAGCAAGTTTTCTAGCTGGTTACCTGAGTTCTACCAAGGCCCACCAAACAGACTCATGCGCTATCAGCAGTATGAGCAGATGGACTTGGATCACGAGGTAGCAGCGGCGCTAGATACTATTGCTGACTTCTCTACTCACTTAGACGAAACAACAAAGACTCCATTCAACATCAAGTTCCATGATGATCCAAGTGAGTCAGAAAAAGAGATTCTATCACGCGCACTAAAGCAATGGTCTAATCTCAACGAGTTCCCTAAGCGTATGTTCCGCTTGTTCCGTTCTACTCTGATGTATGGCGATCAGTTTATGATTCGCGATCCAGAGACATTCAAGTTGTACTGGGTTGACCCATCAACGGTTGACAAAGTACTAGTAAATGAGAGTGAAGGCAAGCAGATCGAAGCATACTTCATTCGTGAGCTAGATTTGAACTTGCAGCAGAGCGTAGCTACCAATACCAGTAAAAAGACTGAGATGGGCTACAACGCACAAGATACTATTTTCCCTAATGCACCATTCACTGGTCAAGCTAACTACTCAACTGGTAGTGCATCAGCAGCAATCAGCACACAAGGGCAAGCATACTCAAGTGGTGAAGCATTTCCAGTAGATGCAGAGCATGTAGTGCAGCTATCAATGACTGAAGGTATGAACAATTCATGGCCGTTTGGTATCAGTATTCTTGAGAACATCTTCAAAGTATACAAGCAGAAAGAACTACTAGAAGATAGTATTCTTATCTATCGTGTGCATCGTGCGCCAGAGCGTCGTGTGTTCTTTATCGACGTTGGCTCCATGCCACCAAACAAAGCAGCACAGTATCTAGAGCGCATTCGCTATGAAGTGCAGCAGAAGCGCATCCCATCACGAACTGGTGGTGGTGAGAGTATCGCTGACTCAGCATACAATCCAATGTCAATGCTTGAAGATTACTTCTTTGCACAGACAGCAGATGGTCGTGGCTCTAAAGTAGAGACACTACCAGGTGGTGAGAACTTGGGTCAGATTGATGACCTCAAGTACTTCAACAACAAGATGCTACGTGGACTTGGCGTACCAAGCAGCTACCTACCAACTGGCCCTGATGATGGTTCAGCTACATTTAACGATGGTCGCGTAGGCACAGCATTCATTCAAGAGTTCCGCTTCTCTCGCGTATGTCAACGTCACCAACGTTTGATATGCCCAACGTTTGATGAAGAATTCAAACTATTCTTGAAGTTTAGAGGCTTTACAATTGATAGCTCTATCTTCTCACTAGAACTAAATGAGCCACAGAACTTCTCTGAGTATCGTCAGATTGAAATTGACGCAGCATATGCTAACTTGTACAACAGCGTTAAAGATAACGCACACATCAGTAAACGCTTCGCACTCAAGAAATACTTGGGTTGGAGTGAAGATGACATTCTTGAGAACGAGAAGATGTGGAGAGCAGAGAAAGCATATGCATCAGCCACAGACGAAGGTGGTGGTGCTGGTGCAGACTTGCGCTCCGTTGGTGTTGGTGGTGAAGGCTTTGACTTTGGTGAAGAAGAAATGGAAGGCGAAGAAGGCATGGATGAAGCACCACCAGAAGGTGAAGACATCCCAGGCGGCGAGATTGATCTAGAAGGCGGCGAAATTTAATAAAGGAAAACACACATGAATATTAATGAAACATACGTAAAATATGGACTAGCAGGAGTTTTTGGATTGCAACTTGTAGCAATCTTATTTGGCATCTACGATGGTGGAACATTTCTTTCACTAGTTGTAGCAGCAGCACTAGGCTTTGTAGCAGCAGAACGATTTGGCCTTGTAAACAAAGTTGAACTATGTGACGCACATATCTACAAGAATAAAGAAGACGGCTCACTATTGTATTGTGATAGTAAGCAAGCCAGTCATGCAAACCACGATTATCTTGGCACATCGAAAGTCGATTGCAAGAACGTAAATCGTTGTAGCTTATCGTAAGACACAAAAAACCCCGCACTCGGCGGGGTTTCTTTTATCTAGAGACTATCTTATTCGCTGAGTAATTCAACGATTCGATTATAGATCGCAGCTTTCTGCTGATAGTACTCATAATTCTTATCGCCAGGGCGAAAGTTGAGCCACTGATTATTGCTTGAATTCGCAAGAATGTCATGCTTGAGCGAATTGCGTTCGTAATAATCTTTGAATCCGTTCAGATTGTAATGTGCGATGAATCCAGAAGCCAAGTTGATGTACTTGTAACCAGTACCATTCAGCTTAGTAATATCGTCACATGCGCGAACAACATTCTTAACGATTAGAACTGCTTTATTTGCTGTGATTGGAGTAAGTGACATGATTATGCTACCTCGTAGTGTTTGTTCCAAGAACCGATGTTAACATCGACATACCAACCAACATTAAAGTAATCACTCTGAATGTCAGACTTGTCATAGTTACCAATGTTCATAAGATCAATCAAACCAACCAGAAAGTCGCGACATTCGCCAGTGAAATGCTCATGCGCCCAATACGTGTTGACTTGAATGTGCGTCGGTACTTCCATAGTAAGCGGACGCTTTTCAGAAGCAGTCTCAAAGTAGTTCTGGCAAAAATCCAGTGAACCACTTTTGATATTGACAACGAGGCTAGAGTGATTGCGAACAGCAACCGATGCTTTTACGCCATGAGACTTGCACCATGCGCGGATTGCGGGTGCCAATTCTTTCTTGTGATCTTGTGACATATAAGCCATTTTGTAACTCCGTTTTCTCAGTGTATAAGTATATTATACGCCCCTTTTCCGCTTTTGTCAAATATGAATTCCTTTACAAATCAATGACTTAACAAAAACAGGAAAATACTTTCTTCAAGGATATCAATGACTTGACTAACGGCGCTATATTTGTTATAATATTGTGATGGATTATCACGCACATTATGACAAACTGATCGAGCGCGCCCGCGACAGACTGCTTGAGGGATATGGTGAATGGCATCATATCCTTCCCCGATGCATGGGCGGTGATGATGAAAAAGAGAATCTAGTACATTTGACAGCAGAGGAGCACTACGTAGCTCATCAGTTGTTGGTGAAAATGCATCCCAAAAATGGTAAATTAATATATGCATTACACGCATTATCTGCATTCGAGAATAATGCCATAGGCCGTTCAAAGAATAAAACATATGGTTGGGTTCGACGGAAACATTCTATTCACCAATCTAAAAAGATGAAGGAACAATATAGAACTGGAAAGCGTAAGCCGTGGAATCTTGGGATACCACTTTCAGAAGAACATAAGAAGAAACAGAGTAAAGCACTAAAAGGTCGTAAGCTCTCACCAGAACACAGATTGAAAGTGATTGCAGCCAATGCATCCAAGATAGGTGTGCCACTATCTGCGGCCCATCGCAAGAAAGTTTCAGAATCGCTTATGGGACATTCTTCCAATAAGAAAGGAAAGTCTTTCGATGAAATTTATGGTGACAAAGCTAAACGAATACGTGAAGAAATCTCTGCAAAACTCAAAGGTATCAAACAAGAACAAGTGACTTGCCCACATTGCGATCAGATAGGTGGGCGCAATGCTATGCTTAGATTTCATTTCGACAATTGTGCAGTTAAGTATCCAGATAAGAAAACTGTTCAATCAATAGTAACATGTCCTCACTGTGACAAAACGGGTGGATACACACTGATGTCACGTTATCATTTCGATAATTGTAGCATTAAGAATCCAGATAAGAAAACTGTTCAAGCTAAATTAACTTGCCCGCACTGTGACAAAACGGGTGGAAATTCATTGATGGTACGCTATCATTTCGACAACTGTGAAATCATACAACCTGATTACAAACCACCAGTACCCATACACGAAGTCGTAACGTGTCCGCACTGTGATAAATCTGGTGGTATAAGAGCCATGAAACGTTGGCACTTTGACAAATGTAAAATGCTACAATCTGCTAAATAGTAGTATGACTGACAAAGACAACATCCACGAATCAACACAAGAAACATTCAAGCGTATCATTAATGAGCATTACGAACCAAATGATGACAAGATGAATCAAGCTTCAATGTCTGATACACGAAGACCTAAACTCACACTTCGCCATTTGAACAAATTGCGGAAGATTCAAGAACTGAAAAAACTTGAATCTGAGTCTCATGCTGAGTTTGTCAGAACAATGTACGCTGATCCAGAAGAAGGCGGAGAGCCAGAGTTTTAACATAGTTTAACCGCGCACTCGCGCTACTAAATACAAAAATGGCGCTTTTTACCCCCTTTAAGCGTATAAACCCTCTATCTATGTAAATACTATCTGTAATACTTACGGGTAGTAATACCCAATGCCTATTAATCAATATTAAAAGGAGATAGAAGAAATGTCACATCGACAAAAGCTAGAGCAAGTTCTTGAACTTCTAATTAATGAAGAACAAGACGCAGCAGCCGACCTCCTTCACTCAGTAATCGTTGAAAAAGCTCGTACAATGTACGAAGACTTGGTAGACGAGGATTTTGGTGGCGACGAGAAAGAAGACTTTGCAAGCGACATTGAAGCAGACAAAGAAGAAATCGAGTCCGACGAAATTTTTGATGGTGGAGAAGAAGGCGAAGAAGAAGTTTCAGATGAACCAGCCGAAGAAGAAGAGGTTGAAGACCGTCTAGAAGATGTTGAAGCAAGTCTTGCAGAACTACGTGCAGAGTTTGACGCACTATTGGGTGACGAAGAAGGCGAAGCAGAGCTAGGTGGTGAGGAAGAATTTGGTGGTGAAGAAGGTTTCGGAGATGAAGAAGCTGGATTTGGCGGCGAAGAAGAACTTGAAGTTGAAAGCATGTACGAAGAGGAAGATGCTGATGAAGATTTGGACGAAGCTACTAAGCTTCAGGACGAAGTTTCTGGCAACCCACTTGCAAGTGAAGGCGATCTAGCTGGAACTGGTAAGAACTCTAAGAAAGGCGCAACTAACAAGAAAAGTCTTTTCACAAAAGCACCATCCAAGGCTGACCACGGTGGTAAGCCACATGAGACAGGCAAAGGTGGCGACGAGTCTACAAAGAAAGTAGGCGAAGGCGAAGATAACACACCTACATCTAACATTGATGTTAAGCAGGGTAAAGAATCTGCTGGCAACGATGCTAAAGATGACAAAGGAGCTAAAAGCCCACTTGGAAGCTCAGGCTCTCCAAAGGGTAACTAAGGTATAATTTAAGAATGAATAAACTCTATGAATTTATGTCGTTTGATGACGCTAATCTAGTATTAGAACAATCAGAGAATGGAAAGGATCTTTTTATGAAGGGAATTTTCATTCAAGGCGATGTAAAGAATCAGAACCAGCGCGTCTACCCAATTACTGAAATTAATAAGGCTGTTATCCAAATTAATGAACGTATTCAAGGCGGGGAGACTGTGCTTGGTGAGTTAGATCATCCAGAGGAGCTATCCATTAATCTTGATCGTGTATCACACATAATCACAGAGATGGGTATGCAAGGCAAAGATGGTCATGGCAAACTTAAAATTATTCCAACACCAACAGGCAATATCGTAAAGACATTGCTAGAAAGCGGCGCAAAACTTGGCGTAAGCTCTCGCGGTTCTGGTAACGTAGGTAATGATGGAGGCGTAAGCGATTTCGAAATTGTAACAGTAGACATCGTAGCGCAACCATCAGCACCAAATGCGTATCCACGTACCATTTACGAAAGCTTATTTAATATGCGCGGTGGATCAGCAATGTACGATCTTGCAGCAGACGCAACACATGATAAAATAGCAGAACGGTATCTTGCAAAAGATATTGCCAAGTTTATTAAAGACCTAAAGATATAAGGAGAACGACACATGACAAAGTTCGCAGATATCCTAGCAGAGAATACACCTCTTTCAGAAGAGGCGCGTACTCAAGTTCAAGAAGCATGGGATGCCAAGCTTATTGAAGCAAGGGAAGAGCTAACTTCTGAACTTCGTGAAGAATTTGCACAGAAATTCGAGCATGACAAATCTATTATGATCGAATCTATGGACAAGTTTCTAAACGATAAAGTTCAGACTGAAATTGCTGAGTTCGCCGAAGATAAGAAAGCACTAGCAGAAGATAGAGTTACGTACAAAGCAAAGGTTGCAGAACACGTTAAAGTACTTGAGCAGTTCATCACACAAACACTTGTAAAAGAAGTTAAAGAACTGCATGAGGAACGTACAACAGCCAAAACTAACGTACACAAGCTTGAGGATTTCGTACTGAAGCAGCTTGCTGAAGAAGTTAAAGATTTCCACCAAGACAAGAAAGCTCTAGCAGAGCAACGTGTTAAAATCGTTCGCGAAGGTAAGCAAGAGTTGGTTAAGACCAAACGCGATTTTGTTACTAAAGCTGCGTCTACAATTGAGCAGTCAATTAACGAATCGCTAAAGAAAGAAATTGGTTCTTTCCGTGCAGATATTAAACAGGCACGTGAGAACGACTTTGGCCGTCGTATTTTCGAGTCATTCGTAAGTGAATACATGACATCACACTTGAACGAGAGTGGTGAAGTGCGTAAGCTTCAAGATGCAATTGCATCTCTAAACGAGTCACTAGAAGCTACACAGGTTGAAGCAGCAGAACAAAAGCAACTCACTGAGTCAGTAGAACTGAAACTTAACGCAGCTAATGATCGTATTAGTCGTGAAAATAAGATGAATGAACTACTCTCACCATTGGGCAAGAAGGAGCGAGCTATAATGGAAGAATTGCTACAGACAGTCAAAACAGACAAGTTGGACGAAGGATTTAAGAAGTACATCCCATCAGTTCTTAACGAGGATACACAGACAGTCAAGAAGGAACGCAGTACACTGAAGGAATCAGTAAGAACTGCAAAAACTGGTAACAAGAGGGCCTCAGTTGCCCAACAACAAGAGGATAAAGATTCCCTCGCAGAAATTCAGCAGCTAAAGAAAGCGGCTGGAATTATTTAACTATAAAAAGTAAGGAGAAAGATAATGGCCGATAAGCTATTTGAAAGCAAATGGGCAGCGACTAAAGAGGCACTTCTAGAAGGACTTTCTGGATCCCGTCGTGATTCCCTGGGTGTTGTTCTTGAGAACACACGCAAACAGCAACTATCTGAGTCTGCTACAGCAGGCGCAACAGGTGCTGGTAACATCGCTACGCTAAACAAGGTAATGCTACCTTTGATCCGTCGCGTAATGCCAACAGTTATTGCTAACGAGATCCTTGGCGTACAGCCAATGACAGGTCCCGTTGGACAGATTCACACTCTACGTGTTCGCTATG